GTCCGACTGTCAACAGCCATTGCTGTCAACCCATCTGATCGAACAACAGAATTGATTCTTCTCAACACGGCAAGCGAATCCAGACCGGCCATGATTGTCTCAACCGTCAACCTGTTGTTGAACTCGGAGGATGACTGGCCTGAAGTCACAGCAGCCTTTACCGTAGGATCGTCCTTGTCTGCAATCGTCCTCGAAAAACCACCCTGAATCAGCCGAACTCCCTCATTTATTTGAAGATCGTATGTTCCATCGTTTACAGTAAGAGTGCTTACAGGATTGGGGTCTGGACTGACCGCCTTGTCTGTTACATAAGTGAGAACATCCGCTGAACCCTCGAACAGACCGTATATCTGAGGAGGTATGACAAGTTGCCCGGATGCGGGAACGGTATATCCAGTGTCGCTGATGACCACTGCACTTGCAGTATTGTTTTTAAGTATTCTCTGGGCCATTAATTTGTTCCCCTAATCGTCAGGTGAGCACCTATATTTTTCGGGCTTGTTGTTACGGTCATAACTCTAGTTGCTATCTGGCAGTCTTTCGGAACACTGATGTCACCTATATCCCCTACGGCAAAAGTTTTAGTCCTGTTTGCCGCTGGTATTGATACCTGTTTCAAAAGGGTTAAACCAATTTCATTTCCAAAGTGATAATAAACTCCAAAGCTATAGGCGACTAAATCTTCATTCCCAACCCATATCTCAGTTAGCTTGCCGTTGTTCAAACCAAAGGGAATCCCCACTTTATTTGTCGGACGACCATGATGTTCCAACCATGTCCACGCTGGATTCGCACCGCCCTTTCCGAAATCGTAGGTAGGTTTCCCTGAATTCGCAACGGCCTGTTGCACCAGTTCCTCAACCAAAGCAAGCTTGTCGCAACTCAACATGGCGAAGTTTCTCCCGTTGAAAATACATTGTTGCAGGATGTTATGTAATTTTCATTGACATCTCTGACAAGTGTTCCTGTCACCCTGCTGTCTTCGGTCGTGTCGTCGTTGTAGTATATGAAAGTATATCCGCCAATATACTTGACTCCATCGTTGCCGTTGTATCTGGTGAACGTCACTTCCGCTTTCTTGATCGACCTTGCGACATCTGAAAAATATTCTATTTTTGAAATCAAGCCGGATGTTCTTGTTATGGTAGGAAAACAATTTGCAGAACTCAAGCGAGAATCAATCTCGCCCAAGATCTTGTCTAGTTTTTCACTTGTAAAGGTATTACCAGTTTCATCATGGTATACCCTGTTGCTGTCAATGGCCATCTGTCAGTCTGTCCTTATGCGTTTACAAGCGCCTTTCTGTAGTCAATATACACGGCTTCAGTGCATCTTGGAGGCGATTGCATCTTGTTCCGGTCTGAAGGATCAATGTTGAATGCAATAAACTTATAACCTGTGCTTGTATTGTTGTTGTCTTTCACTGGAGGAAGTTCGGCATACCAGCCTGTCGCATCGTCAAGTCCACCTGTTAGGTTTGTTGCAACCAATGCTGACTGAACTCCTGTTCCGTCACCGCCATAAATCAATTGCATGATTCTCTTTGCGTCTGCATCTGCGTTTACAGCATCTGCAACTTCCTGTGCCGTGGAAATTATGGCCGAAACGCCATCTGTTTCAAGAGACACGCTGACCTTGTATCCTGAATTGAAATTTCCGGTCACTGTCACCGCCAATGCACTTGTTGGAGCAGCAGGATCTAGCATCTCAAATTCGGTGTTGTTTCCATTAGAATTCAAGATCATGCTCGTAATATCGAGCTGTGCGTTGCCGGTGTCATTTGACAATGACGCTCTTGTTCCTGCGTTTCCGGGGAACTTCCTTACGCCATCCAAAAATACCTTGGAACTGTTCTGCAAAAACAAATCGTTTGCTTCAAAAACGGTCATGCAACCATCAGATGCATCCATTGGTTCGTTTTCAACAGGCTCATCGATTGCATCAATGTTTTCCTGCAGTCGTGTCACAACATCTAAAACGGATAAATTTTTACTGCATATTTTGACGTTTGTTTCTGCACTGATATCGACAAGCGCATCGATCACTATTTCGGACTTGTCGTTTGCCTCATCGGCATTGATGCTGATGGAATCGATATTTCCTGTTCCGATCAATCCGTTGTCGGAAAAGACATCAACCTCATCGTTAACCCTGAACAAAAAGACATCTGGTGTCAAAAACGCTGTTTGGCCAGCACCCGGAGAGTTCAGCGTTCCACTGTCAATGTTGGTGCATATCTGCAATGAACCCGGCGTGTTTGTGTCCGGTGCGCTGCGATACAGGCGGTCAACCGCATTTTGTCCGTCCCATATGTCTCTTACGACTGCATACCAACCTACAGCACCTGCTGGCAGTGCGGTTGATGTGTCTACTGAGGAATCGAATGTCAAGGCGGCGTCCTTTTCGATTCCATCAACATTCAACCCTGTTGCAAGAGCTGAACCCACCTGACAACCGCATGCATCCAATGCGATTATGTCAACGGTGTCATTTGCACGAAAATAACCAGTAAAAGCCATTTCTTGACGTACAGAATCCAAAGAAGACGTAATAATCTGTCGAGCCATGAAATCTGTTCTTGTTAGATCGACTTGAGGCATAGCACACTCCTTTTTTTATTTCATTATACCAAAAAACTATGCCCTGATGTAATGCGCCCACATTTTATCGTTACATCGTGGCAGCTCATGAAGCCTGTCCCTGTCTGTCTGATCTGTCAGTATTCTAAAACCATTGTTTCCTGCCAGCTCTTCAAAATCAATATCTTTAAGCAAGGATATGGAATCAAGATAAACTCTCAACGTACCTGATTCAAATTTATGCGTTGTTGCATAAGTGTCGTTTATGCAATCCTTGTTCCCGCTGGGATCATCGAAAAAAACAGGTGTTCTTAGTTTTCTGCCAACTGCCATGACGCCGCCTAAAAAAAACAGGCCACTGCATACAATGGCCCGCCTGAAATTTCCAATATTACTTCTGTTTGCTTAATATGGCATTAATCATCTTGTCTCTGGTTCCACTAAGGTCAGTGACTCCCAAAGATGCACCGATTTCCGCCAATTGCGCTTTTGTCAATTTGCCCAAATCTTCTTCACTCAAAGGTTTGATCTCATCATGATTCAATTCAGGGACCGGCTTTGGAGCTGATGCCTTTTCTCCGGTCATTGCATCATGGTCCTTCTTTTTGGCGAATTTCCACTTGCTTCCGTAATTAGACTTCACAGGGTTTTGTTCTCTCGCATGCAAATCCCTTGAGCTGATGCCTAACTTGTCTATCTTCCATCCCATGTCATTACCTCTGTCGTTAAAATGCCGGGACTAGCCCGGCCATTTATCTTATCAATATGGTCGATCAAGCAACGGTTTCTTATGTTCGATACCGCCGACATTCATCCAGACAACATTTACCCAAGGTCTAGGCACTTGAGGCGCTAGAACGTGAGCAAACAACTTGTTGGAATACAACCAACCAAGTTTGGCAAGATCAAATTCAAACAGTCCGGTCAACTGAGCCAAGGCTACAGCAGACTTGCCGACTGTATATTCGTTTGTCGCACTTGTTGGAGCACTTCCCTGATCGATGGCTGCTGCGTTTGGCGACCAAAGATCTGTTCCCCATGCCCAAGATGTTCCGGGTATGTAGGAATCGTCATCGATGACTGTGATTGGTGTAGTGTTGCCAATTGCCGCTCCGTTCGGGATTTCCATGATGAATTTGGGATCTCTTACAACCGGCTCCATGAATGTTCCTACCTGTGAAGGATCGGAAATGTAGCCCCTGTAAATCCTGAAGCTCAATTCATCACCCCTTGGAGTGATATCGAATTCAATTGTCTGACCGGCAACTGCGTTGACAGCGTTGGAGACATTTGAACCAATTGATTCGCCGACTTCATTCACGGCACATACAATGTAGACCATGCCTGTCAGACGTTCGCCATTGGCTGCGAATTTGCCTGTTCCACCTGCATTGACTGCCGGTTGGGTGATTGAACCTGCGCCCGCACCGCCGAATGTGAAACCTGCTGGAGCACCAGGAATTGCAACTCCATTTGGATCGCCTGTCTTGACTACAGAGGAAAGTGCAGCATCTCTTCTGAAATGAACTACATTGCCCTGTACCCTCATACCGTCAACACTGTTGCCGATAATCATTCCCTTGGTGTTTCCTTGAGGCTGAATCTGGAAACGTGCAGCGGGATCAAGGTTTGACTCGATGATTTCCAATACTTCAGGTGCCATGTAGATTCTCTTCATGGAACCATGCCTTTTGCCGAAACCTGTTGCCGCTGTACGGATGCCTTTTGGTCCGTCAGGCAATAAAGGCTGGCCTCTCAAATCGACAAAAATGTCTGTGTTTGAGAATGGAGTTGTAGCCAATGGAGACTTGGTGTATTCGTCGATTCCTTGGAATACGCCCTTGAAAACGTTCCCGTCCAAAGTGTCTCTTGTGTCTTCTGAATAAAGACTTGCATTGATCTGGTATTGGAGAAGCAGTTTCACTGCCATGTCGTTTGCAGATGCAATGTCAGGCTGTCCCATAGCCCTGATTGTATTTTGCAATACAGTCAGACCCTGGACGGCGCTTGTCTTTCCGTATGGCTTCAAGGTGACTACTCGCCTTGAACCTTCGATGTTTGATTCTGGAGGAAGACTGTTGGGTGCAAAGGAAGCCTTTGTCTTGTGGTTTCCATATCGGTCAACGATTGAAAACTCATGGTTTACCTGTTCAGCCTTCTGTCTTGGAATATCCTTCAAAAGTGACATTTCGGCGGGATCTGTCTCGCTGTAAAGCTGGACATACGCCTCATCCTCTAAGTCTTCCTTTATGTAAGGCTCAATGCTTACACCTGTGGAACTGTCCACAGACAACGCCTTGCGGATCATTTCCAAAACCTGATTTTCAGTTGCGTTCATCATGGTTCACCTCCGCTTTAAGCTTTTTTGAGGCAGGACAAATCGCCTGTCTCTTTTGCGTGTTTCATTTCGGCCTGAGAAATCTGACCTGATACAGCAGCCTTGAACAAACGATTCCTGTCTTCGGCAGAAATCCTCTTGTTTTCAGTCTGCGAATCTTCAGATTTCGCCAAAGCCATTCCAGCGACCTTCGGCATTCCCGGCATTTGTGCGATTGACTTCATCAAATCGGAATGCTGGACGTATGCCTTTTCGATCTTTGTCACCTTGTCGATGACAAACTGCATGGACTTCGCCAACGAAACAAGAAGCTTGTCCCTGTTGGGATCGGCATTTTCAGCGAGCAATTCACCGAAAACCGCAACGCCCTCTTCCAATCTCTGGCAGGACTTTCCGATCTCTTCAACAGCGTCACCCATGCCATCGATGAATTCAGACGCATCATATTCTTCCATGTCGTCTTCTTCGTCTTCAAGCAATTCCGACTTCTTGCACATTTTCTTCATGTTCTTTTTCTTCTTCTTGAAGAATTTTGGCGGGGTATCGTCATCGTCATCGTCATCGTTGTAGTCGTCATCCGCCTTCATCGATGTGTACTGCTTGCTGTCAGGATACTGACCGCCTGACTTCTTGGGTGTCTCAGCCGGATCTTTTCCAGAATCCGTCAATGTTCCCCTTTTGTCTTTCTCTGCACTGAGGTCCGATGTTGGAGCGCCTTTCTGGGCCTTATTCAACAACGGTGCGACTGCATCAGTGATTCCCTTGATAATGGCCTTGCCTAGATCTTGCTCTTCGACTTTTCCCTGAGATTCATTGTTTTCCTCAGTTGCAATCATCTGATCAAGCTCGTCGGTTGCCGCCTTGAAGATATTATCTCCCATGCTCGCCTCCAAAGTTAAAATAACTATTATTTATCGAGATTGAATTTCCCGGATAAATACTTCTGTGAATATTTTTCTGCCACGGACTTGCTGTAACCCTTTTTAATAAGGTGTTTTACAAGTTTTTCCTTACTGACTGTTCTGTCGTCGCCACCCTCTAAATCCTCTTTCGTGAAATCCTTTACGGCTGGTACGGCAAGTGCCTTGTCCAACTTTTCGTAATATCTGTCACGCATGAGAAGAGGCGTTTTGCCCATCATGCTTTTAGCCAACATTGTGACTGTGCAATTGATGTTTTGCGGTCTGAATGAGTGTGCAATGTTATATATGTCTGCTTTTGCTACAAATCGGCCATCTCCTGATCGCTTTTGAATCTTGCCTTCGATGGAAAGGCAAAGGCCACGGTTGAAACCGGCCTTTTTCAACTGGTTGTGCTGCTGGACCACCATGTCGGTTGTATAACCGTCAAAGATAGGAAGATTTGATATGATTTCGCCCTGACAACGCCAGCCCGGCTCTTCAAACCAAGCTTTTTTCCCGGTGGGAACGCCTGTCATGGCATGGGGAATGTGATTCCAGTTGAATTCTCCAAATTCCTTGAATGGAGCGAAGTTTAGTCCTTTTTGTATTACAATGTCGCCTTCCCTGTCCTTGTCAGGCGTAGATGCAGTTCCAATGAAGGGATAGACCTCGGTTTGTCCCTTCTTTTCCGCTTTTAAAACAGGTTCTCCAAAACCGATGTCGGATGCATCCACGAATGCATAGAAACTCCCGTCTGACCGGACATAGAACCCATATTCGTTTAATTCTTCATGCATGCTTGCTCCTGTGCATACGGATTTGCATCATGCATTAATTTTATTCGGGGTTTATGCTCCGATCAACTGCATCGAACGTTAAGCTTTCTTGGGGCCGATTTCAAAGGAATTTCTTGCCGGGACAATATCGTAATCCTGATCTCCAAAAACACCCAATTTCGGACAGCAGTGTTTGCACTCATGATCCCCGCAAAGAGTCTCCCACACCCTGTTGACCTGAGCGGGTGTGAGAGGCATGTTTTTGGTTCTCACATAAACGGAAGTTCCATGATATGAATTATTCAACTTTACCTGAACCACGTCTGCCTCCGAACAATATGAATTTGAACGCCTTCTTCACCTCATCCAGTGCCATGAGCTTGTCAAACAATGGAGTGATGTTTTTCATGCTTTCATTGTCTATCTTAGTTAACCCGCTAGCGGGGTAGCGGGTTTTAGGTTATAGGTTCATGTAATGGATCAAAAATCCCATCATCTTTTTGAATTCCGCAGTCTGACCTTGTGGCAGTCCAAAAATATTAGGACAATGACCTTTTCCAGCAATTGTGTGTAAGTAATTTACGGACCCTATAGAATCCAAGTACTTCTTAGTATCTAAGGCTCCTTTATAAGGAACTAAATTATCTATTGTGTTATGAAAGTCAATGTAGGGAGCAATGCCTCTTGTTTTCAATTGGCTGAAGTCAGAAATAGTACCTGACAAGCCTATTCCTGCCGAGGCTTTTGATGAGTACCCACTATTGCCAGAACTACCTTCTCCCCAATTTTGGGCTAGTGTATCTATGGTTGTTCTCCCGCCAGCAGAACAACCGAACAAACCAATCTTATTGGAATCGATTTTTAAAGCTGTTGCATTCTTTCTTATATAACGTATCGCAGATTTAGTGTCGTGTACGGGATGTTGGAAAAGCGGACTTGGTTTAAGCGACCAGCATTTCTTTTGCTTACATACCTCACGATTCCTACGATACTCAATACTCGCTACAAAAAAACCTCGTTTTGCAAACAGTTCCGAAACCCAAGGTGCCCAACCAGTGGTCTTTGTGCTTGTTATGCTGTATCCTCCACCATGAATAACAACCATAACAGGGCGCTTTTTACCTGCGTAAGGAAGACTGTAGGTATCAAGCAGAAGTGTTTCTTCTTTGCCAGAACCAAAGTTAGTTGCTGACCCGTAGCGGATATCACTTTTCTTTATAACCTGCTTGTTGGAGTTAACACACCAAGAAAGGTTGGCAGGGCAATCAAAGGAAGGAGGATTTGTTGGATCAACAGGATCAACAGGATCTGTTGGAGTCTCGCTACAATCAACGCAATCAGAACAACAACAAGGTTGATACGAAGCTATTTTGGTAGCACAAGATACAAATAAAAATGCTATTAAAATTATCAAGGTTCTCAAGATTCTCATAATGGTATCCTTTCATTTTTCAGTTAAACACAGTATTGTTTAATCTACCTTACCTGAACCACGGCTGCCTCCGAACAATATGAATTTGAACGCCTTCTTCACCTCATCCAGTGCCATGAGCTTGTCAAACAATGGAGTGATGTTTTTCATGCTTTCATTGTCTATCACTTTTTTACCCCATACTGTATTCCACGACGGAACTTTTGTTGCTATGTAGGTTTCAAAACATCTGGCAAATATTTCTGTGTCTTTTGTCAACCAATTTAAATATTTCATTCCAGAACGTCTACCTGATCTTGTGGAAACTTGAAGCTTTTGCTCTCTCTCCTTTCTGCCCTGTGGACTTTTTCTGTATTCCCTGACAATCCTGTCCCACAAGTTTCCCGCTTTTTCGTCCCTGTCGGCCTTGCCGACACCCTTCCAGTTACTTATTTTATCATCAAGAGCATGTCCCAATTCATGCGCCAATGACTCTTGGCTTCCCTGTTTCTTTGTTGACAGTCTTATGGTCTTCAAGTCGCATAAATAATCCGCCCTTGCTCCCCTCTTCGGTCCTCTTGAATCATGCACTTGAATTTTAACCTTGCCATGCAAATCAAGTTTTATTTTTTCGTTAAAATCGGCGAAGGCGCTGTCAAGAATTCTATCCCAATGTTCTTGGTTGTTTTTGGAAATTTTCTTGTCATATATGATGTCTTGCATGCCAATCTTTTTAAGGCTTTCAGGCAATGACCTTGCTGTTTGACTCTCAGGCCCGGTAGGATCAGGTATAACCTTGATTTTTCCAACATCAACCATTTTTTCCAATCCAGATTCGGTCAACAGCTCGTATTCCACAACACTGCCTTCGCCTCGTTTGTCATAAATTGTTCGGACAACTCGCAAGCCGGTTACAATTCCCTGGACACCTCCCATTTCAATGGTCACTCCAAACAGCTTTTTTGCTTCTTTTCTATCTTTGACTGTCATGCCGTCAAAAAAGAATTTAGCTTTTTCATATGTATATTTGCGAGAGGCTATACTCCTCAATGCCTTCTGGTAGTCGATTTCGTGCTCGAAAGAGAAAGAACTGGACCTTTCCTTGCGTTTGACTGCAACCTTTTCCTTGGCTTCCTTCTTTTTCGATTCCTTCTTGACCTCTTTCTTGACCTCTTTCTTGGCCGGAATCTTTTTCTTCAGAGGCTTCTTTTCCCTTACGGGTTTCTCTTTGGCCTCGGCCTTTTTCTTTGCAGTCAATTCCTTGTGAAACTTCTTTGCGACCTTGATAGCCTCTTTTGAAAATTTTAGACATGATTTATCCTCATGCCAATCGTCAGCCTCGAAATATTTGTCCCAATATTTCTTGTCTGTCCTTATGTGATGCGCTGAACTCGGATGAATATCATTCTTGTGAAGATGGTCTACGTACCCGCTCACGGCCTCTTTGAAATTACTGACCAGTTCCTTGTGGTCATGTTTACCCATTGCCTTCAAATGGTCAACGGCATGTTGGTGGATCATTTCCCTGTGCCACTTGTGGTCTGCGCCCTTGATGTATACTCCGTCTTTCCATTTTTTCCTTGTACCAACCAACTCTGCTTTAGCTTTGTATATAAACATCATTTCAGTTGCCCTCTGATTTGTTTATCAATCTATTTTGAAAGTTAGCAATTTTCTTGTATACGTTTTTCAGTTCTTTTATTCTGCTTGTATCGAAAACCGGGTAATTCAACTCACCGCCTTCTCTGAAAAACTCATTCCATGACGCTATGTTTACATCGGCTTGTGTAAATTTTCTCATTATTCCATACCTTTGATGCATTTCTTGTTTACTATGATATGTTCTCCAGCATTCTTGACAACATCAACTCCATTATGCTTCATGGTGTCAACAAGATGTTTATGAAATGCCTGTCTGTTTTTTTTCACAACATGCTCTATGTGTTCCTTGTTGTCGTCATAATATTTCGATGGATTTTTCCCTGCGTGCCTGTCATTCACCTTATAACCCATGTTTTTCAAAATATGGTGATAAGCATGATGATATTCATTGGAGCCGAAACCTCGTAAGTGGTCCATCGGCCTCTCCGTTCCTAAATTTGCTACCTTTGTCTTTTCATGAGTCTTTATTTTTATTTTAGACTCTTCTCCAGTAGATCGATAGGAATGATTCGGCTGAGTATAAACACCCGGCATTACATGTTTGTTTTTACTCGCCTTAAAACCATTTTTTAATATTTGTTTTTTATTTTCTTCAGATGTTTCATGTATCAAATGCTTGTGATCAGGTTTTTCGATCATATCCTTATGCAATTTTATGTGTTTTATTGTCTTTTCGGCTTTATAGATGTAACGGCTTTTCCTTATGGTTTCAGGCACCTTGCCATTGTATTTCCTTATGGCATTTTTCATGTATGGTTTAACAGCACTCATATCAACCATACCTTCGTTGTGCATTGCCAACCTTGAACAACAATACAAGAACCACTTTGGATGTTTTTTGTAGAAGTCGTCATCATTAATTTTTCCAAGTGCTTTGTATAATGGAACGTGTCTTGTAATCTTTGGTTGTGCAACCTTCTCAAACCATGTATTGAATGCCTTCTCGAACCTTTTTATGGTTTCCATCTCAAAGCCCTTCGGCCCTGATTCATACGCCTTTTCAATGATGGCCTTGCACAATCCCTTGAAGCCCTTGTTGTCGATTGCATTAAGGTTTGCGCCCCTGCCGATGATCTCTCTGGATGCATACAACAAATGCCCAATAGGTTTCCCGGCCTTCGCAAATTGACCCGCAACCCAAGCATCCTTTTCCATTTCCGTTTTTTCAGAGGCATGTATTTTTGCGATTTGAGATTCCCACCTTGAAACCGGCTTGGGCTTGCCCATCTTGCGCCACTGCCCGGAACTCTCTTTTACATATGTTCCATCCTTGCGTTTTCTTATCGTTCCAATCGGGAAGTTCTTGGCTTTGGCTATATCCATTCTTTTTTTTGTAGTTTGTTTTCTGCTTATAGATTCATTCAAGGAAAATTGTTTTTTTGGATGGTAGTGTGATTCAACCTTATATGTATCGTTGATTACGCTTTTATGCGGATTGACTATCACCTCATGTTCGTTCTTGTATTTTGATTCGCCTATTTTATTTCCTTTTCCTTTCAGCCCTATCTGTTGCGGGACATGATGTATATCGTTTTCGTGAACCCATGCTGAAGTTGCATGCCCCTTGTATTTGTAACCCCAAGTATGTGCAACATGTGGATGAGGCGACCATGATGTATTCTTGTCATGCTCTACACTGTTTTTTTTCACCGAATTTCCATGTTCGTTTTCACTCATGCCCCTATGAAGCAGATAACTTTTTGTTCCATCTTCGTTTGTCTTTACTTTTGTCTTTTTAGCCAGTTTCATCAACGCCCTAGTTCTCGCATGACCTTTTATTCTTGGAACATCTCTCGTTGAACCTTCTGCTCCAAGTGTCCATTTTTCTATCTTTGATCTTCCCCTATACCCTTTCGGATTGAATTCAAGCTTCTTTTGTCTGGAACCTTTGAGCAAATTTATAATATACCTGAACATGTCATCCTTCCTTTTTCAAATCACCTTCAAACAGCATCTTTTTTGTTTCCGTCCTGACTGCACTTCTCACACTGTTAAGACCGATCTTTTGTCGGAATATTACAGCATTCTTTGGAATGTCTCCGGGTATGACCACTTTCCAGTCAGTCATGGTCTTGTACCCCATGAAGTCAGAAAGATGCTTCATGCCGGTGGGCCTCTCCCAATACTCAGGCATGGCGACCACGGAAGGCATGATGTTTGCGACAACCGCCAAGTATTCGTCAAACGATTTTCGCTGCATCATCCTCAGTTTCCTGTCCTGCCCGGAAAACTCAAAAGGATTTATGTTGTAAAAAGACGAATTTCCAATTGCATTTGGATTCAAAAGAGTTATTATCCGGTCCCTAGGCTTGCCATGACCGTGTCTCGCCACCTTATACCCGTTGATCTCGTCTACCAAAACATACGGAATGCACCTCAATACATATCTCACAATATAACGAGCGGTCACACTTCCAAGCCCGACCCATTTGTTGTTTCCCGTTGATATCATGTATTCCGGCGCATCATCCTTCATTGACCGGCTGACCAGTCCAATAGGATACAAGGCCGCCTTGAATATGTCCGGGGAACTGACTGGTTTCCAAGGAGAACACTTGCAGCGTGGATGTACCGCACCCTTGAGATTGTCTGGAATCATTCGCAAGACATAATGTTTCGGTTTTCCCGGCATGCCGAAAGCAAGGCAACACTCAGGGCAACAGTCTCTGGTGTCCCGGTATACGGCTGCATTTTGGCCATACATGTCTTCAATTAAATCCAAAGATGCCTTGGCATTGCTGTCTGTTACCTCTGTCGTGGCAACCATTCCCCAGTCACGCCAAGGTTCTCTCTTGACCTTGGCCTCTTTCTTCAGCTTGCGCTCTATCTGCTTGGTCGTCTTGCCCTGTTTGATAGATTCAGAGACTACTTTCTTGACCTTTGCCCGTCTTCGTTTGCCTATACTGACCATCTTTTCGGCTGCGCTTTCGTCGGCCTGTTTCGATGCCAACACGTTTTTTAAAGACTTGGCAACAAACTTCATCACTTCTCCTTCAACTTGTGCTGGTGTCGATTTTTCATTGTCTCCCAACCACCTTCATGTTCCATCATTTTTGAAACGGCATGGTTGACCATGTTCTTGTAATTCCTTGATGGAGCCCCGCCATCCTCTTCGGCCCACTTCTTCCAGAAAGCTTCGACAACAGGATGCGTCAACGGCCTGTTGTTGTGATCTCTCTCAAATCGTGTTTTCTTCTTTTTGAGAAGGGAAAGCAATTCCTCGGTGTCTCCCTGCAGTATGGGCATGGCCTGTTCTTTGTAGGGAACCCCAACTTCGTCCCAAGAAGACATCAGCGCATCGTGGTGATCGAGCTTGCTGTGAGGCGTGTGTTTCTTGCCGCTTGACCATCTGTTGACCACATCATGCAGGAATTTCTTTTCGTCGTCATCGTGTTTCTCTTCAGCTTCGTGCTGATACTCGTTGTGATATGACTCCCAAGTATCCTTATGCACATTTTTACCCATATGGCCCTTCAACTTGTGCCTTCCGGCGAGCTCCACAGCCTCCGGCAGATATGCATCCCAGTGGTCGTCGTCATAGGTCATTTCATCTCCAAAGTGCTTTCGCAGCGCATCCCGCATATGACCTGCAAGGGAATTCTTTTCATCGTCCGTCAGTTTCCCCTTTTCCTCTTTGCCTGTGAATTCGGTATGGTATGGGCCGATGCCGTGTTTCATTTCAGCGCCCTTGCCGAAACCCTTTCCCCCAGACCTCTTGAAAGGTTTGTCGCCATAGTGTTTTCTCAGTTCCCTGTTTTCTTCCGCTTGGAAGTTGAGAATGTCCAAACCCTTTTGATGGTACTTGGGAACGATGTCGGAACCCCTGTTGCTTTCAATATTAGAAAGGGACAACTTGAACGCAACCAATGTCGGATCTTCAGGAAAATCCGATATCACATGCATGTTTTGATGATACTTGCTCATCATCCGGCAATACTTTGTAACATCCACGCCCTGATCGACTATGCCCAAATGAATCTTTGCCGGTTTGTCTTGACCGAAGCGCCATATCCTTGCATATGACTGCTCTTGGTTTCCGGGACTGAAATGGTGGTCATACCTATACATGCCGTTGGCAATTTGCAGGTTCATGCCCTCTTTGATTGATGCATCTACAGCGACAATAATTTTTGGCCCGTCAGGATCTTTTGCAAACGAATCCAGTTTTCCCATTTGCGAGGCGTCAAAATACATGGCGTTTTTCTTGTGTTCTTCAGGCATGTGCTTCATGATGTGTGCGGCAGACATGCGCCTTTGGCAAAACACTATGTATTTTCCGTTTTTCTTGTCGGCAAAGTGCTCATCCAGCTTTTTGTAAACATCCTTGGCCTTTGGCGAAACAACGCCCTTCAATGCCCTGATCGCCTTTCTTACATGTGGTTTGAAACGATCAAGATATTGTTTTGCTTGGGCCATGTCATCATCGGTTTCGATTGAACCACCGGCCTTTTTGCCTTGTCTCAAGGTCTTGAAACTTTCCTCAACAAGATCAGCCATCATGTCTGGATAGTCCGTGATGCCCCCCAAGGTGTCCAGACCACCGACTATCTTTGGATTGCCCTGCAACAATTCGTCTGCATCATCCTCCGCCAGCGCCTTTTTCAACTTGGGATTTTTTTCTGCCTCTTCCCTCAACTGTTCCACAAAATTAGTTATAGCCAATTCGTTTACAGACTTGAGTTCCTTGTCCATTTCAACAAAACTCAATCTTTCGTCACGTTTGGGCAGATTGTGAAGCCATGCGGAACGCCTGAGAGATATCATTCCCATGTCGTCAAGGTCATCTCTCAAATTTTTCAGTCCCTGCTCGTCCCAATGAACACCGCCCTTGGTTTCGGTATGGCCATACTCTTTTTTGAATTGATCTTCTGTCATGTCCCACGAAGGATGCAGCCATTTCATCTGTCCCAATACATCCATCGGATTGTTGCTCAGAAACGTTCCCGATGCGACACGCCTGTATTTTGCAGTAGTCAAATACTTCATGGCCTTGAATCGGTTTGTCTTTGTGTTCTTGATGTTGTGAGCCTCATCCAAGGCGCAATAATCAAAACCAGCCGATGAAAGCGTCCTGCCACGTTCAAATCTTTTTTCTTCATCCTCATAAGCTTTTTTTGTTGTCGGATCTTTGGACTGATAGGAAAAAACATCATACGAAGCCATGAAAATAGTGTTTTCAGGTGCCTTGTGGATGTCTTCGACCATCTTTTGAGCGTCACCGTTGTAATGGTCCTTAAGTGTCTGGTTGGTTATCTTGAATACGTTCACTTTTGCATCGGTGTATTCGTTTATTACTTTAGATGCATTCTGATCGAGTGTCGCAGCGGGAACCACTATCAAGGGCTTCTTGACACTGCCCTTCTGCATGAGGTTCAATGCGTCTGCCGGTAAAAGCAATCCCTTTCCACCGCCCATGTCCACATCGATGACCGCCTTGGACAGAACATCCAGTTTGGCCAGCACCTCTGCCTGATGACCGAAAAAACTAATGTCGTTTGATATGGCATTTATTACTGGACAGTCTTTTGGTCCCTTGGCCTTCGCAACATGCACTTCTTCTCTTTCCTGAGCAAGAGAATCCAATGCGTCATCCGAATGTTCAATGGCCATCTTCGCCATTGCGTGGTCGTGATGGTCTGCATCCTCGCTCTTCGGATCATGCGTGTCCACCACATGATGCAGATAGTCGTTGACTTGCCTGTGTCCTGACATTGCAGCAAGACTGGATGATTTGCCATATGTCTTTTCAAGATGCTTGGCCAACGGTTTTATGTGTTTTTTCCTGAATTCTTCATCATGTTTTTTTATGCCGAAATGTTTCATGGCCATTTTTCTAGCCATCTCATAAGTATCAACATTCTGGTTCAAGTGTGCATGGATTTGTTCCTTGCTCAACTCATGGACCTTTTTGTCATGATCGTGTTTTACATGTTCAAAACGGCTCTTAACTTTATTGTTCTTTTTGTTTATCGTCGTTGATTTTTCATCAACATGTACGACCTTTCCGCTCCATTTTTCCGGTTCTCTCTTTGCCGCATCCCTCTTGTCCCAATGTTGATCTATATAGATTATGGAACCGTTGGGAAGCTTTCGGTAATGAGGCTTGACCATCCTTGCCTTTTTGATCGATTCGAGTTTCTTTTTTCTCGAACGCCTTGAAGCATATGTAAATATCATTCCGGCACCTCCGTTGACACCCGCAGTTCTCCTTGAGAGCCAATGTAAAACCACTGCTGGTCGAGGCCCATGTCTACTGCATCACGAAAGCTTTCTGCATCATAGTCTTCATGCATCTTGTCGATCACATATACAAACGCCTCGGCCTCTACCATGCTCATTGGAGACAGTTGATGCCTTACAATCAAGGGATCTTGATGGTGGTCCGTGTTGCTTCCCTGTATGGAGGCATTGACCTGATCGTCCCTGTCACTTTCCATTTCCTCCGGAGACTTGGCCTTTTTTTTCTTCTTGAACCAATTTAATTTCAAAGCGACCTCCTAATTCACTATCTCTATGGCAAGACTTTCAAGATTCATGGGCCATCTGTATACACCGTTGTCGTCAAAGGTGATTACGAATGTTCCATAAAACAAACCCTTTTCAGCGGTATCCGTCGATGCCCACTTGTAACGGACTATGCCGTTTTCCTCATCGACTATTTCCACCTCTCCGTTGACGGAAGCCTCAATCGGCTCACGACCGCACTTTTTAAGCTCGAATTCAACCTTGTATGCATCGGTCAAATCCAATACATTCGCCTGATTGACGTTGTTTGAATCCTCGCAGGAATACCCCTGATCGATGCTAACATTTCTTGGTATGGTCCCGTCCTTGGTTATCTGCACTTCAAGATATGGCACTGTCGAACCAACCCTGATTTGAAAATTGCTTACAAACATTATTCACTGTCCTCGCATGCTTCGATTATTTTCACTTCCTTGGTACAAACGCCCTTGTGGTTCTTGCCGATGGAAAACTCAACGAGATCGCCCTTGGCAAGCGTCTTGTACCCCCTGTGGACTATATAATGGAAATGGACAAACAATTCCTTCCCTTCAGCAACGGAATCGTCATCCGGCTTGACAAAACCTATTCCCTTTTTGGGATCAAACCACATGACCCTTCCTGTATATCTAGGTTGATTTCGGCTATCTCGCATTTCGCCTTGTTTCCTTTTCATCTTGTTCTGACCACGGCGGGTTTCTGATAAATCCTTCACGACCGGCCTTCTCCTTGGAGGTTTTCTTTTTCTTCTTCTTTTTCACTTTCCTTATCTTGGATTGCTCGTTTGATTTTACATTTTGATCTTCGTCGTCGCCTCTGTTTTCATCCTCTGGCGGTTCTTCGTCCTGTGAAGGCGGTTGTTCGTCACCCTGCATCGGTTGCTGCTGCATCTGTTGTTGTTGCATCTGCATCTGTTGTTCCTGCATCTGCTGCTGTTGCTCCATCTGTTTTGTCTGCATGATGAATGTATTGTCGATGACCTCTCCCTCTTCTCCTCCAATGGGATCAAGAGCCATCATCTGCCTTCTTTCATCGACTTTGGTAATGGATGCATACTTTTCCATGATCTCAAGCTGTTCAAGCTCGTTTTCCCCATTGTCCCATTCAAACATCATGTTTTCATCAATACGTTCCAAGATCGGATCGAACATGGAAGTCTTCAGATGCAGCAATAGGCATTCATGCCCTTGTTCTTGGGCCATGTTGATCTGTTTGGTCTGACTGGCCTGTTGCAGTCCACCGGCATTGTCTCCGGCTCTCGGCGCTTCGTTTATTTCTGATGGATGCATTCTGAACACCGCACAGCCGAGATTGGTCAGTTTCTGGATGTATATGTCAAACAGCATGTCCCGGTGATTTTGCTTCAGATTGATTACATTTACATCATCTGCGCCTCCGGGAAGAGCAATCAGAGGCAGTCGGTACATTCCGGGAACACCTGTGAGATTACCCTGGAAGATCTGTTCTATGTCCTTCACATGCTGGTCGTCATAATTGCCCTTCAGGGCCACCATTGACTCCGCCATTGAACCGAATTCAAAATAGCGGCTGTTGGCACTCATGGCCATTATCTCTGAAAGGATGATGAATATGGCCCTCTCAGTGAGCGACCTTGGATACCCCGCCTGTCTGACATCCGTTTGTTTCCCGAAACTGCCTATCAACAACTCATCGTGCCTGAATGCAGCGGCTGGTCTTCCGTACAAGAGATAGATGTATTCGGTCTTTTCGTCGATGTCCAACTTGTACCTGTCACTCGCCATCTGGAGCACCCGCCTGTATGCAGACCAGTTCGTTCCCCAGTCCTTGGGCATGTCCTTCTCTCTTGTAGTGAGAAATTTCAATACATTGAATGTGGGAAGCACATTTGCCCCGTCGATTGCGCCAAACGCCCTTGGAGTCCTGTTTACATCAAGCCCAAGCTCGATCACCGGCCTGTTGATGACCAGATAGTCTTCTGTGACTGCCGAAAGAAAGTTGCTGAATGTTGGTTCCACATCCCGATAAACAGTTCCCCCTTCCTCTTGGTCCCAAAATACACGCCACGGTTTCTCAAACATCTTCTCGGTTTCCCGGCACATTTCCTTGAAACCTTCGGGAACAGTGAAGTGGGGATCATGCTCTCTCTTATGCACGATCTTGAAACCCACCTGATTCTTTTTGGTAAGTCTGGTAGGTCTGCTGTATCTCATGGTCTGATGCAATCTTGTACTGATGATTGCAGACAGGACGGGTGATCTCCATCCAATCTCCCTCAGAACGCTGAAATTGAGTGTTCCCCGGAATGCCCTTGTATTGGAATATCCTTTGGGATACCCCCCGAACATGCCGTTTGCAAGCGCCTGTTCCGGCAGTCTCGGTGCAGTCGGTGCAATGCCCAGTGCCATTGCCCTCAATACATCCGCAAAGCCCACTGAATTCTTTTCTGCGTTCTTGTTTGTTTGAGTCTTGTTGTTCTCAGGCATTAATCTTCCCTCTTTATCAATTGTTCAGATTTCTCAAACATTCGCTTGTAATGTTCGATCATTGTCTTGGATGCATTAGGCGGTATGGGCAGGTCTTTGAAGTTTTCCGGCTTTTCGGTGTTGATCTGCAATGCATTTCCGCTTCCCATGCTTATGCCCCTCACTATGAATTCTCCACGGCATGCATAGGCCAACAGGCAATATACTTCTGCATGGAAATAATGATCGGGATCTCCAAGCCAGTCGTATCGGTTCCTTTCCTCATCGTAGATCCTTGTAGGCGTTTTCATCTGGTCGTAATAATCGCCTCCGTCAAGGCTCTGGGCATTCCTTGGATTGATGAATCGCCTCTGCACGAACCTGCTTTGCACCTTGTCCATCAACATTGTCCTGTCTGCACTCACTATTCTTTCGTTTTCATCCTTGGTCACTTCCTTCAGACCATTCACATATCTGCATATCCATCCACGCCCGATGTGCTTGTCTGCATACTTTTTTGCATTCCTTGTTTCCGGCATGGCATCGATAACGTACCCAACTATGTTAAACCGTTTGAACAGTGCATCCAACTCTTCAAATTCCCGCACGATTCCAGCAAATACCAGTCTGAAACGCTCTCCCTCGCATATCTGCCTTACAACCACGTTGAGTTTCTTGCCGACATCCACACCCATTACACATGGCTCTTTGCAGTCAATGGGCATGACGTAATCCTCCTTGCATGCATTGAGAATTTCATCCGTGAGTTTTGCGCCCTTTCCTGCAAATGTTTTTCCCAGCATGGAATTGTAAAAGACCTGCATGGTGGTGTCATCGTCCAAACCAAGTTGGAACTTTTCCCACATCTTGGATATCTTGACGAATTTCGACAGCATCTGATGTATCAGATAACCATGCGTTTGTTTGTTTTCGTATGCAGGAACCCAACACGATTGCATGGTGTACCTGTTGATAGGCTTGTGGCATTTTATGCAATATACATTGATGTCCCGGTCGCATCCGATATCCCATTCCTTGTCTCTCAGCATGTAGGAATAGTCGTCCATCTGCCTGACCACGTTCTTGAACCAGTCCATAGGCTGGTAGGTGTTGCAGTGATGGCATTTGACAAAGAATTCCCTTTGGTCCGACATCATGTATCGTCTGTTTATGCCGAATTTATCTACAGTAGGATTTGATGCTTCATATTTGAGCTTATACGGTGATGCAGTCAAACGGTCGTCGGCCTTTTCATAATTGGCAAGATCAAACCTGTCTATTTCGTCGGCAAGAATGAGATCGAGCGGCTTCTCAATGAAAGTAGTGGCCGAATTCGACCCTGCATAAAAAATAGAACCCATTCCAAAGTGTTTCAAAGACCGGGATGCAGCGACATTTGCACCATGCACCAACATATTCCTGTAGTGCGGCACCGTTTCAAACAGCTTGTCTATCCGGTTTGCCACAAACAGGTTCCTGAGGTCGGTTGTAGGCAACACATACATGCACTGCAATCCCTTTTCAGCCCATGCAAATGATGCAACGATCAGGAATTCAGATTTCCCGGTCTGAACCGATGACTGCAAAACGACCTCTGGAGCATCATCTTTGTATATTTCAAACAAATACGGCATGTCATGGAAGGACATCTTCTCGCCACGGATATTATGGTGATGAGACATTGCGTATTTCAAGCGGGGATATTTTTCGAGCTGTTTGTCAAGCTTTGCTATCGTCGCCAGATATAGCTTTTCCAGATCCTCTCTGTCTGTCATCGGGTTTTTTCCTCTGATTTGAAATTATCCACTGCCCGGTCGGAATAAGCTTATCGCAGTGAATGTTCTTAGTTTTCAAATCCTTTCCACACCCAAGACATATAACTCTTTCCTTCGGGCCTCTATAGACTGTCGCACACTTGTTGCATGAGACAAAGCGTTGCGGAACAACGATATAACTATCAATTTTCAACCGACCGCAACCATGTCTCGCCATATCACATCCTTTACTTTTTTAGATCAAATTCAGGCGCTCCAACCATCTTGTTGAATTGGGAACCGCCACTGCACACCGGGCATGCCCTCTCTTCAGAATCTTCGCCGTTGAATACATGCACCGTTCCGAAACCATGACAATATTTGCATGATTTGGAAATATCCTTGTCAGTAGGTGTCTGCAAGTTCTCTTGCCTTTCGCTCAAAGTCATCACTTTCATCCCCCGTAATGTTTCCCTGCCAATTGTCTCCACCTTCGTAATTGCCTTCAATTATCTCCCTGCCATCCGGTATGTAGTCCGATTTCGGGACACTTTGCGCTTTCGGTTTGCCTTCATCGACAAATCCCCCCGGCACCTGCAAATATTTGTCCATCGGTTCTTGGACAGAATCCTCATCCAACCCTGAAATCAATTCCTCTTGCAGCGAAGATTTTTTTTTTGACCGGCTCGGCCTTTTCTTTTTCTTCTTTTTCACATCCTTGGAATCTTCCTGTTCCTTCTTGTACTTGGCCCATCTTGCCTTGGCAGCCCTTCGACACCTTTCCTTAACATCGAGTTTTTCCTTTTCTCCAAGCGTGGCATTCAGTTCCTCGGTCGCCTTGCACAGTTCCTCCTTGGATTTTTTCGGCTTTGAGGATGCGGCTTGCTCTTTTGTCTTTACATCCACACTGGAACCCGCTGCTTGAAGGATGGATTGAATAACCTTGTGGTCGTTCTTGTTGAATGGATTAAACTCAAGTGTTATTTTCATGTCGATCTGCTCCTTACACGTTTCCGCCCAAAGATCTCTCAATTGTTTTGACGACTAAGTGTATTTTATCATATGTTTTATGTTTCAAGCACAATTTAACGGCACTGACCAGAATATGTGGCGCAATCTTTGCAGGTGCATTCTCAATCTGGTTTCTGATTTCCTGAATGGTAGCGGTGTTCCGCACCTCATTTTTGTTTTTTTTGGCCGGTGTTTTTCTTTGTGGCACGACCTTGCTTGTTGTCTTTCTTTTCATCCGGTTTCCCCTCTTTAATGGTTTCTGGAATCATCCCCCACATCATTTTACCAGTAACCAGATCAGCCATCATGTGGTGCGTGAATCCATTGACCTTTTTTTTAAACAAAACCTGCTTCGACCATGCCGGGAATTTCTCGAATGCATTTCTTGCCATCGTTCCGATGCAGTTGGAACATATGCAAAAATCCTTGTTTTCGACCATGAATGCCGAATTCTTTCTCTCATCACCGCACAAAGAGCACCTTCTGTCATCATTCTCTTTTTCAATTTGATCGACACTCTTCAATTCAGATTTCTTTAACTGTTCTTCGCTTCTCAACATAAATAATTTCCCTTCTGTTCCTGCAGACGACCTTTAAGTCGCTCCATTTTTTTATCCTTTGCCTCTAATATATCGTCGATATATATGAGCTTGAATTGATCAAGCACAACGTCAAGATCGGCAATCTCTTCAATGAGAGACTGCCACTTGTCCGATGTCTTGTGCCATCGTTTGATTTTCATGATTTCTTTGATTACTTCAGAGCATTCTTCGGAAAGAACCAGAAGTTGATTGGATAGTCCATATACATTGATAGCTTCAAGCAGGATTTCAGTCTTTTCTTCGTCCTTCAATTGAATTCAACCTCACTACAGAGAAACCTATTTCGTCGGCCTCTCCGACAAGCCTCTCCACATCCTGCGGCAAATTCTTGATAGTTTTGAACCAAATGGATTTCTTGCCATCCCAGTGAAACCCAGCCTCTTTCGCCTTATCCCTGTTGTTGTAGTCCACCTGTGCCTTGAACGTCACCTCACCTGCAAGGGAACGATGGATTGTTTCCTTCCAGTCATACTTCTGAGCTATATTAAACATGGTCAGAACATCAAACAACGCCCTGTGAGCAAACGGATTTAAAAACCCATGTCTTGCTGCAATTGATGTCAGATCGCCCTTGCCCATGCCCTCTGGATAGTTGATGTCCTTCATGGTGCAAATCCAGTGCTTGTCTATCACTCCCTTTGTGGCAATCCTGCAAAACTCCTTGTCGAAAGAGGCATTGTGTGCAACCAGATAATCGGCCCTTCCCGCCATTCCAATCAAACGTGACAAAGCCATATCTGCTGGGACTCCATGATCCCACAACATGTCACTTGAAATGCCGGTCAACTTTTCAATCTTTGACGTAATGATTTCAGCAAACACGCCCGATGAATTTGGCAGTGGCGGTTTGGCCCTTCCCTCTTTAGAATCGACATAAAACACAAAATCACTCTGCATCTTCAGTGGGATTCCGCTTTCCGTATCCCACAACACCGCACCGATCTCGATTATTCTGTCTTTCTCAGCATCCAACCCGGTTGTTTCAAAATCTATTCCCAATACTTTCATTTCCGTTCCTCCGTGAAACATTAATCGTGTTTGTCCATCTGTTGAGTCCCTTCAATACCACACCTTGCTCTGAAAGTTAAGGTGTGTTTTGATTGCCTTTATTTGCACATACTTCAGTTTCATTTCCCTGCCTTTTTCAAGCAGATCATGCATCATCTGGGTGTAATCATCCCTCTCATAATCAGGATGAGCCAAGACCTCTTCGAGAATGTCCAGCATTTCGTCCTGATCCATGTATTCCAATTGCTGTTCCACATCACTTTTCTTCATTACATGCCCAACCTGTCTCTTTCTTCCACTTCCTTAGCCACCTGCAATCTGACTTCATCCTGAAACTGTTCCAACGACATCATGTTGTATGCCCCAATAGCAAGATTAATCATGAACATGGCAAACAAGAACCAATTGGAATTTCTAAGATCGTTTATGTCCTCATTTAGAATTTTTTCGCTCAGGTCTTTCATCCAATTCCTTTCGTCTTATCTTCCATTCCTTTCCACACTTGAATGACATGGAAACATGTCTGCCACGAACCTTGCGAATTTCAAGCACCATTTCGTTCCCGTCTTTTTGAACCAAAAGGCACTCACCTTCTTTTCTAGTCAGTACGAGCATAAACAGCCTCCATGATGAAATTTTTCATTTCATTGCTTATAACGGCCCGATCATTCGGGGTATACCAAACCCAATCCAATTCACTCAAACGCATCAGGCCGTTTTTTGTTTTCAGCATGTAGAAACTGCAATGCCTGTAGGAATGAGGAATGGCAGTTCTTCCATCAAACTGAATCAACTTCCATACCTCTCCCTTGACATTGAATTCAAACTTCATGCGCTTCCTTTGATTTTTTTCTGAACCTTATCATTTCCATCAAGTCAGTTTTGCAGAATCTGTCGAAATAGGCTTTCGCTCCTTCTTCTGCATTCTTTCCCTTGAACGATTGTTCTACCCTAGAAGCCGTTCCCTTGCCCCAAGGCTTTTCGTTCGTGTAATACACATGCGTAATAACCTTGGCGTGATTCATGTCTACATCCAATATTACAACAGCATCACACTCGTTTCTGACACTGAATAACTTGAACAATTCGTTTTTGAATAGCTCCATGTCACCCTTTCTTCTCGCATACAATCTTGGTGTCTATTCCACCATCTTCTAAAAAAGTTAAATCCAAAGCAGTTGCTTTTAACATTCCAATCTTTCCCTTTTCATCTTCCTTGAACAAGAAATAAAAATTTGCAGATTGCTCTGCGGTTAACTCAAGTCTTATTGTTTCACTCATGGTTTACTGTGACCCTCAACGCCCCGTTTTTCCCTGTCTATTTTTCTTTTGAGCAACCACATTATTCCTGTTTCGAAATGGGTTATTGCAACAGAGTTTTCCCTGCAAGGAAATTGTTTGTTCAGCTCTTTGAGCATGTGTGTGAACACTTCTGCCATAGTGTCTATCTGACAACCGTTGACGCCGACTTCTTTCACCGGCCCGTTTTGAATCGTGAACGAGATGCTGTTTTTGTCGTTCCTGACATAAACATAACTGTTCGGCCTTATCTCTTTTTCAAACCATTCGTAATGCATCGAGCCATCACGTCTGAATTTATCAGGATATTTTTCTCTAAGGTCATCCATCACAACGACCTTAAAGCCGCCTATTTCCTCAACGCCTTTTAATGTCTCCAGTGCCATGTTTATACTCCTTCTAAAACATTCTTATTTTATGTTCTGCCAGAACTTCAGTGAAATCAGCAAAGCTCTTTTTGATTTTTATGGTGTGCTTCTCACAAAAAAACAACATTGTTAGATCTTTTCCGTACACGTCTACTGCTGGTTTGATAGCTATAATTTCATTGAGATTGATTAGAACTGGTTCATTTGTTTCTGAGTCTATTGCTCTATGAAACTTAACATCAGTTCCCATTTTTTTCTTCCTCTCATAAATAAAAGAAAGGTATCTTTTCGCCTTCATCATCGACCACATTCATAGGGCCACTAAACAGTCCATATGCAGCCCAATCGCATTTGTGCGGTCCCTTCTTGCCTCCAGTATAGCGGCCTATGCATTCCATTGAAAAACTTCCCGGTTTTGCGCCCTTGTGTTTGTACTTTTTGAACTCATCTTGCGTTTGCTTGCGCTTGCAAATTGGACATCTGAACGCCCATTTACTTCTGTTGGACGTCCCGAATATCTTGGTTCCTTTTTCGTCCCACCGCTTTTCCGTAAGGGTTTCTCCCCAGTTATCGTCAAATGGCATGTCATCCCCTCCTTAAATCGCTGAAGTTGATGATATTCTTTTTATCCTCTTTTTCTTTCCTGTATCTTTTGACGGCATGGTCAAACGCCTGTTCCATTGCCTTGACCATCCTTTCCTTAACTCTTTCTTCAGACCATCCGGCCTTCAAGTATCCCTCGAACCAAGGCTGGAAGACAGCATGATATTGGAAGTTGCCCAAACGCATGTCATTGTTCTCATTTTGGCCGAAGCCGAATATAAACATGGGAAGTTTTATTTTTTTGACCGGGCAATCAAGTTTATCGCAACACATGCTTGATTCAAACCCATGTTTTGCACCCATCCTTTCCAAGGAACCGGCTACTGCAAACTCGAAATAATTGAATCTTTCTTGAGGACCGTTTTCACCGCTCTCAAAAAACTGTTCCAACATGGTTTCGTTCAGCGCAACAGCCACGCCATTCTGATCTTTTTCTTCAAATGGCAGTGCCGCAATCAAGTTGTCTTTGAATGAATCGAATATTTTTCCAACCAATTTCTTCACTCTTTTCACGCTCATATTTCTGTCCTTGAAAATCATTCGCAATCCCTGCCTTTCGCTTCTTCTATTGCAGCCTTTAATGTTCTGCTGAACTCTTTAACCATTCCTTCATGCAACGTGTGTTCACATGTGCCGATATCCATCATTTTTTTGTAAAAATTGTAGAAGTGGTCATGAAACACCGCTGTTCCCATTTCAGCCTCTTTTATGCCTGTAAATAAAAGAGGCATATGCATCTTTCTGACTGCACATTCTTCATCCCTGTCACACAAGTATATATTGGGATCGATTTCAAGTTTCTTGGCTGCTTCACCGACTGTTATGAAAAAGTTTCTGACAACCTTCCTGAATCGCTTCTCCCTGTCTTGTTTGAAGGGAGAATGGTTGATGTATTCCTTTAATATTTCAAAGTCAATTGCGGTTGACATCTCTTCTTTGTTCCCGTTTTTAAGCAAGGCGCTTGCTAAAAACAAGACGGGATTTTTTTCAATTGCATCTTTTACAATTTCTGCTGTATTCTTCATTGTTCCTCCGTGAAATATTTGAAATCA